CACGAGTAGGATTAAAAAGAGGTAGTCAACCACCGCCTGACACTAGTCCTGTAAAAACAGACGAATATAAATATCCACGATCAAATCGATTTGGAACTGTTTACAGTAAGACACCTGGTAAAAATCAATACAAAGCTATGCGTACTTTAGAAGAAGTTCAAAAAGCAATTGATGATGCACCTTCTATAAAAATAGGAGATAAACTATTTGAACAAAATAGAAAAGATTTAAGAGGAGATAGTGAGTACTCTGGAAAACAAGTTGTTACTAGAAAAGAACAAGATAAGTATGGTGATAAATTAAAATACAAATCAGCTGGTAAAAAAAGAATAGAAGATACTGCTAAATATACAGAAGCTAGAAAAGCTAAAGACTTATACAGATCAAATCCTGCTATTTTAAATAAGTTAGCTGGTAAAGAAGGATTACAACTTGCTCACTTATCTTTAGGAGAGTTAGATACTTTAAAAAATTTAGGTTACCTACCAGCAGATATAAACATAAAACAATATCACCCTTTTGAAAAAAAAATAGTAGCTATATCAAAAGATATTTATGACATACAAAATGATAAAAATTTATCTGTTTCAGAAAAAAGAATGGCAATAGCTCAAAAACAAAAAGACGATAGAGCGTTAAGAAAAAAATTTCCTCAGTATGCAAAAACAAAAGCTAGACTAAATGTCAAAGCAACAGGTTTTGGTGAAGGACTAATGATTAAAGAAAAATTACCTGATAAAAGCATAGCCATTGCTCCAGACGAAGCAGGAACTACATTAAAACAAATAGATTCTAAATCTGCTAAAGCAAGTGAAATATTAAAACTAGGAAAAGATTCATTACAAAAAAATTTATTACAAAGATACGCAGTAATAGGTTGTGGAGGCAAAGCAGCAAGAGAAGGTGGTCGAATAAATTTTGATGCTGGTGCAAGTATATCATGTATTAGAAGAGGTTTAGAAAAAGTTAGAAGTGGAAATAATCTATCACCAGGAGATCAAGCAAACATTAGAGCAATAAACAATATTACCAAAACAGCTAAAGGTGCAAAAGCTGTAGCTAGTGCAGCAAGAATTTTAGGTGCAGGAGTAATTGCTCCTGAAATAGTCTTTGGTGGTTTCTTTGCAGCAACAGATTATGCAACTGGTGCAGACAAAGATGAAATAATTTCTAACTTAACTTTTGGTTTAGGTGGTAAAAGTATGAAAGAACAATTAAAAGAATCTGATCCAAGATACGGACAAGCAGATAAACTAACAGATGTTTATCAAGGCTATTTAAGTAGTTTAAATAAACTAGGCGAACCGAAACAATATGTAGGTAGACCAGGTAAAAGAACAAGTGAACAAGATGTATTAAAAGCCATGGAACCTTTTACAAGAGTAAATCCACAAATAGAAACTGGAGACTTTTTTGACCTTGGTATGTACGAATCACAATTACAAAAAGATAGAGAATCAGAAGCAAAGTTTGCAGAAGATAAAATGCAAAGAGCATTAGAGCGAGGATTCTATGATCCAGGTGTAGGTGGCTCAAGAAGAATAAGCGAGTTTCAAGCTGCAGGTGGTGGTATTGCAAAAGAAGCAGGCGATCCATCAGGCAGACCGCCAGAATCAGGACCACAACCTCAAGGGTTGCTATCCCTTAAAAACCGTGTTAAAAACTACTAGGAGTAATATATGGCAGAAATAGACAAAGGACTCCCGAACACTAGAAACAAACTTGAGATTCCTTCAGAAGAAGAAATACAAGAAGTTGCTGTTCAGGAAGAACAACCAGAAAAAGGACCAATCGAAGTTATCCCAGAAGAAGACGGTGGTGTAACTTTAGATTACGAACCAGGATCAATTAACGTACCTGGAACAGAATCACACTTTGATAACTTAGCAGAACTTTTACCTGACGATGTTTTAGAGCCAATCGGAAACGAGATGACTCAAAACTATATGGATTACAAATCTTCAAGAAAAGAATGGGAGCAAGCATACATAACAGGATTAGATCTTTTAGGTTTTAAATACGAAAACAGAACAGAACCTTTTCAAGGAGCTAGTGGTGCAACTCACCCAGTTTTAGCTGAAGCAGTTACACAGTTTCAAGCGCAAGCTTACAAAGAATTATTACCGTCAGATGGACCTGTAAGAACACAGGTTGTTGGAATTAAAAATCCTGCAACAGAACAACAAGCAAATCGTGTTAAAGATTTTATGAATTATTTAGTTATGGATCAAATGAAAGAGTATGAGTCTGAGTTTGACTCAATGTTATTTCATCTACCACTAGCTGGATCAACTTTTAAAAAGGTATATTACGATGTACCAATGGGACGAGCAGTATCTAAGTTCGTACCCGCAGATGAATTAATTGTCCCGTATACGGCTACCTCATTAGACGATGCGGAGGCAGTTATTCATAAAGTAAAAATTTCAGAAAACGAATTAAGAAAACAACAAGTTAGTGGTTTCTACAGAGATGTAGAGTTAGGCCCACCAGGCACAGACACAAATAACGAACTTGATAAAAAAGAACGTGAGTTAGATGGCACAAAGAAAACAGGTAAGAACGAACCTGTGTATACTTTGTTAGAGTGTCATGTAAATTTAGACTTAGAAGGTTTTGAAGAAGTTGGAGCAGATGGTGAACCAACTGGAATAAAATTGCCCTACATAGTAACTGTAGAAGAAGGCAATAGGAAAGTTTTGTCTATCAGACGAAACTATGCGCCCGATGATCTAAAGAAAAGTAAAATCCAATATTTTGTCCACTTTAAATTTCTGCCAGGACTAGGATTTTATGGCTTTGGACTCATTCATATGATTGGCGGACTGAGTCGTACGGCAACGGCGGCTCTCCGTCAATTATTAGATGCAGGTACATTATCAAACCTGCCAGCAGGATTTAAACAAAGAGGTGTTAGAGTTAGAGATGAAGCGGCTCCAATACAACCAGGTGAATTTAAAGATGTAGATGCACCAGGTGGTAATTTAAGAGATGCATTTTTTCCACTGCCTTACAAAGAACCATCACAGACTTTATTAAACTTACTTGGTATTGTAGTACAAGCTGGTCAAAGATTCGCGGCTATTGCTGATATGCAAGTAGGCGATGGTAACCAAGGTGCAGCTGTAGGAACTACAATTGCATTATTAGAACGTGGTTCACGTGTAATGTCTGCAATACACAAAAGATGTTATGCAGCGATGAAATCTGAATTTAGATTATTATCTAAAATCGTTTCACAATATTTACCACCAGAATATCCATACGATGTTGTAGGTGGTGCAAGAAATGTAAAACAAGCAGATTTTGATAATAGAGTTGATGTAATACCAGTTGCTGATCCTAATATTTTTTCAATGTCGCAAAGAATTACTTTAGCACAAACACAGTTACAGATTGCAACATCAAATCCACAGCTACACAACATGTATCAAATCTATAGAAACATGTATAATGCGATAGGTGTAAAAGATGTTGATGCAGTTTTACCACCACCGGCGCCAACTGCACCGATGGACCCAAGTATGGAGCATATTAATGCAATGGCAGGCAAACCTTTTCAAGCTTTTCCTGGTCAAGACCATAGAGCTCACATAACTGCACACTTAAACTTTATGTCAACGAACATGGTTAGAAATAATCCTATGATTATGGCTGCAATACAAAAAAATATTTTAGAACACATATCAATTATGGCTCAAGAACAAATTCAATTAGAGTTTAGAGAGCAAATGATGCAGATGCAACAAATGCAACAGATGGCAGCAACGAATCCACAGGTTCAAGCACAACTACAATCAATGACAAACGCTGTTGAATCAAGAAAAGCTATTTTAATTGCAGAAATGACAGAAGAATACATGAAGGAAGAGAAGAAAATTACATCACAATTTGATAATGATCCTCTTTTAAAACTAAAATCACGTGAAGTTGACCTTAGAGCAATGGAAAACGAACGAAAAAGAGTAAATGATGAGGCAAACCAAGATCTTCAAAGGTCTAAATTAATGCAAGCACAAGAACTTGCAGAAAATAAACTTGAACAAAATGAAGATTTAGCTAAATTACGTGCTGGAGTTAGTCTTGCAAAGACTGGTGTACAAAATGCACAAGTTATGATAGATGAAAATTAATAAAAAGGTAAAAAACTATGAT